CCAAGGCATCACCGAGATAGAGGCGGTCTCACCCGCGCAATTCCTCCGGCTCGGGAATCTCGCCTATCTCGGCAGCGGACAGCAGCCGGTCCCGCCACTGCGCTGCGATGAACCGGGCCGGGATCGGCCCCTTGATGGCGATCTCCCCGCCGGGGTTCACCTCCAGCAGGTGGCTCCGGGTGATAGCTGCGGCGAGCGTCGGGGCCTGGGTTATGACGGCACCGAGGAAGGACAGGCCTCCGGGCCGCTGGAGTTCAGGCGGCGGGGCGTTGTCCGGGTCACAGAACGACAGCCACCACAGCGGATCATCCTCGGCTGGCGGCAGGTATCCGAGCAGGGCGTCGGGTGGCACGTTGCGCTTGTTCCCCATCCGCACATGATGCCACCACCTCGTCGCTGATTCTCTAGCCCGGATCGGGGGTGATTGGCCCCCCATGTCGACGCCGCTCCCGCTTGGCCTAGCTCCGTATATCAGTCCGACCACGCTGCTGTCCGCGCCGACTGGTTTACCTGAGCATCGACTGGAGCACGCTGGGCGACCCGGAGGCGGATCCGACGCCAGCCGAGAACATGGCGGAGATCTGGAATCTCTGCAGTCGCTCGACGGCACGCACTGATGGCTACTGCAACCAGGCCCTGAGGGCGACGACGGACGTTGAGCTGGTCTACGGCCCGGACTACAGGGTCACCGCCGGCCCCGCTTCAGGGGGCTTCTCCCAGACGCCGTACTGGGGGTCCTCGGCCGCGCAGAACGCGCGGATCACCCTGTCCCGGTGGCCCGTCCTGCAGGTGACGCAGGTGCAGACCTGCCCGAATAACCTGTGGCCCAGGAAGTGGACCACGATCCCGGCCGGGTTTTTCGAGCCCGAAGTGCCCCCTCTGGGCGTCTACAACTCCGTTTCCCCTGGCGGCAGCGCTGAAGGCGGCCAGAAGATCATCGTCGGCGGCGGGTACATCGACTGGTCGTGCGGGCGGAACGGGTGGGCGATCCTGGTCTCCTACATCAACGGCTACCCGCACTGTTCTCTCTCCTCCGCCGTCGCCGCCGGGGTCACGTCCCTGCCGGTGAACGACTGCACCGGGTGGGGGATCACCAGCTACTACGGGGTCACCGGCGCCACCGGGACGATCAAGGACTCCGGGCAGCAGGAAGCCATCCACGTCACCGCCACGTCGGTGGCGGCGGGGCCGGGGAACCTTACCCTCTCCTCGGCGACGGGCTACCCGCACCAGGCGGGGACGATCCTCACGACGATCCCGGCCAGCATCGAGCAGGCCTGCATTTATTTCTGCGCCGCCGAGGCCCTCACCCGGGGCGCGACCTCCACGACGATCCACGCGGTCGGCGGGGCGGCGCAGTCCTCGAGCGCGGGGGCGCGGGAGCTGATCGAAGAGGGCGAGCTTCTCTGTCACGCATTCCGCAGAACAATTTGAAGCTTCAACTACCGGGAGGCCCGATGGTCACCCCGAAGGCCCCGCCGAAAGAGCCGGTCACCTGCGCCCGCCCCGGCTGCGCCAACCAGTTCGTCCCCTACCGCCCGGCACACGTCTACTGCTCTGCCCGGTGCAAGAAGACGGTCATCTCTTACGGCTACGCACTCAACAGGGGGCGGTAATGGCCAGCAGGAGGCAAGCGCACCACTGCCGCCGCCGCGGCGTCCACCACGCCATGCGAACTGGGGGGATCATGCGGCAGGAAGGCGAGTCCAAGGCTGAGGGGCCGGATGACTCCCCGAAGGCGCAGAAGGCAGCCAAGGCGTGGAAGGCGCGGCGGGGTTAGCCTTTCCAGGGCGCCTCACCGCGCGCCCACGTATCGAAGATCCTGTCCGCCATGGCCTCCGGGGTCGTCGCCATCTCCTCGTCGGTGCGATGACGGTCGACAGTGAAGCTGACCGTCACGCCTACGAGGGCCTGAAGCGAAGACTTGCCCACGCCTAGGCGCGACACGATTTCCGTGCACAACGTGACGCTGAATGCCTCAGTCAGATGCCAGCCGGCTTCTTCCAGCGCATCCAGGGCGTCCTCTATGCGGCTCAGGAAGAACGCTCTCGTCTCGCGGCGCGGTCGCTCAGGCCCCGGCGTGCCCTCGTTAAGCTCTCTCGTCACGTTGAGCGTGGCCTCGAAGCTGTACGGCCCTTCGGGATACAGGCCGCCGCTGTCACGGGCCTGCTTGTACGACGTGATGCGTAGCCACGGGTCCGTGATCTGGTGGATGGCGGCTATCTCCTGCACGCTCGCGAGGCTCATGGTCCCAAGGTAGCGGCAGGGGGCGGTCAGAATCGGGCTCGTCACGATCCAGAGCTTCCTCCTCTCGCTCCTGGACAAGCTCGAGATGCCGTACAACGTCCCAGCCGCCGAAGCGTTCATCACCCCGCCCGATCCGAGAGTCAAGGCGAAGACCCCGGCGATCTACATCTGGCCCTCGGACGGCCAGGAGAACCGCTCCTCCGAGCTGGGCGGCACCATCCCCCGCAACACCGGGCCGAACACGGCGTCCGGGACGAAAGGGCTGCTGCACCAGTTCGACATCTACGTGACCTGGTTCGGCCCCAACGTCTCCAACGCGGCCAACACCGACCCCAAATTTCCGGGGATCGTGGATACGGTCATGATGGCGCTGCGGTACTCCCAGCCGAACCCGTACGAGGCTACGGACCCGGCGACGGGGCTGACGAGCAGCATCTACAACGTCGGGGAAAACATTCGTTACCGGACTGGCGTCGAGGCGACAGCGGATGAGCGCTGGCTACGCTACGATGCGTTGTTGCAGGTCAGCGTATGGGAGCTGATCAGGGCTTGACTTAGAGCGGCTCTCCCGGCATCGGCGCGGTCTTTGAGTAGCCGATCTCCAGCAGGAGATACCGTCCCGCCTGCGCCTTCAGTTCCTCCAGCAGGTCATGGCCGCCGACCATGATGTCCTCGTCGGTCCACAGGTAGCCGGTGACATCCGAGTAGTGCGGGCTGTACTCGGCTTCGAGCTCGCCGAGCAGCGCGCGGACGGAACTCTCAACGAGGTCGTCGTCTGCGACCGGCCAGGCGGCTGTCCAGTAGCGGACGCTGGCGTAGCGCCCGTGCTTGTCCAGGCAATCCCCGATCGTCTCGGCCAGCGGCTCATCGTAGTTGTCCTCCCCCTCAAGGAACAGGACGTCCATGGCCTCGCCGTGGTCACGCACTGCCAGGGTGCCCCGGTAACGGATCACCGTCCCGCCGACCGTGAAGCGCGGGATCCCCTCTTCGTCGCTGCCCATGACCCGCCATTGTCCACCAGGAGGTGCCGTGTGCGCGCTGCCTACACCCACCACGAGCCCCTGACTTTCCCCGACTTCATCGACCAGGAGACCGGGAAGACGCTGACCGCCGAACCCGGCCGGGTGTACGACATCACCCCGGCGTCGGGACGGCTGGCAGGCGAGATCCCGGAGCCGTGGTTCGTGCGGGTGGGTGACGGCGGGGAGCCGGTGCCCGCGGCCGAGCCCGACGCGTTCCCCGAGGAACCTGCCGAGCCCGAGCCGGCCCCTGAGCCGGTCCTCGAGCCCGGCACCGAGGGCCAGTCCTTCTAGCTTTCCTTCCGCATCATCGGGTTCTAGCTCCGTCAGCGTGCGGAGGAAAGGGGACGTGTGGCTCTTGGCAACATCCCTTCGTACCCAGGCGTACTCCGCTATCTCGGAGTCCAGCGCGAGCTGACCGCCGGGCAGCCGCTTATCCCCGCGTTCACCCATCCGCTGGACCAAGCTGATTTCTCACCCGAAGACACGCCAAAGTTCCTCGACGACAAGGCCATCCGCGGGTCCATGACGGACCTGTTCTACAAGACCCTGGGCGTCGAATCTGCCACCTTCAGCCTGGGCGGCCCGAACTTCCTCGACACTCACGGGTACTTCTTCGACAACGTGTTCGGGGACCTGTCCACGACGGGCAGCAGCATCGGGAACCCGGCGACGTTTAACTCGGCCCTCGCCGTCGGCGCGACCTCGGGGACCCTGGCTGCCGCCCCCCCGTCCGCCTACACAGCCGGTGCCACCATCCAGATCGGGACCGGGCCCACGACTGAGGTGGTCGTCATTTCCTCGACCGCCGCGTCCAACGTGGTCAACTGGGGCACGGGCACCAATGCCTATCCGCTGAGGTTCACCCACCCTACGGGCCCGACGGTCAGCACCTGCGGGACACCGTTCACCCACAAGTGGGCCGCGCTGAACTCGGCGCTAGGCTACGGCGGTGCTTACGGGGCGCAGCCGCCGACGCATACCCTGACAGACGTTACCAATATAGTAAATACATTCACAAATGCGACATACGGGACAGCGCCTACCAACACCTACGGCGCCCGCGTGTATCCCAGCGCCTGCCTCAAGAGCATCGACTTTTCGGGGAATGCCGAAGCCATCCTCGGCATAAAGATGACCGGTGACTCGTTCCTGTCCCAGGTCGCGGGCACCGCCGTCACGAACGTCACGACGAACAGCAGGCCGCTGCCGAACTGGAACTCCACCGTCTCCGTCCTCGGGACGAACATCACCCAGATAGGCAACTTCTCGCTATCCGCCAAGCGCGGCACGCAGGTTTACTGGACGGTGCAGGGCTCCCAGACCCCCGTGATCATCGCCCGCGGCCCGCTGACGATGGACGGACAGATCGACTGGGATCCGGTGCAGACCGAGCAGCCGCTGGACATGATGCTCCTTAACAGTCAGGGGCCGATGGTCATCACCGCGACGAACACCGGGATCACCAACTCGGGCACCCCGTTCACCCTGACCTTCACGATGAGTCAGGTCGCGAACATCAAGAGCAAGATCATGGGAAACAAGATGCTCCTGGGGTATTCGCAAAGTTACGAAGCGGTCGCTAACAGTACTGACGTTGGCGGCAGCGGCGGCCTCGGCCCCGGCACCATCCAGCTCATCAATAACACCGCCACCTATTAGGCAGCCCGGCAAGTGCAGGCGGCGAGCAAGGATTCCAGTTCCGCCACCCTCGCGGCGAGGGAGTCCCGTTCCTGCGTGACCGCATCAAGGTTGCCGGTGATCGCCTGCATCTCCAGGGTCATCCTGGAGACCTTCCTCTGGTTCAGCACCTGCTCTGACATGGTGCTCCACCGCACGTTGCCGGGCTCGTAGTTCCCGTCGTTATCGGGCCAGCGGTCCAGGGAGTACAGGACGCGGCCGGACTCGCTCACGCCTTCCGGCCGCGGGCCGATCTCGCGTTCGATGTCCTCCGCGAAGGCCCACGGGTCCCGCCACCGGTCGCAGACGGTGATCCCGCGCCCGCCGTAGTTGGCGTATGACGGGTGCTTCGGGTCGGTGCAGCGGTCGATGATGCCGTTCCAAGTCGGGTACAGCGGGTGCTTGCTGAAGCCTCCCAGTTTCGAGCGCCGCTCCTGAGCCAGGCAGCTGCACGACTTAGTTGTCCCCCCCTTGAGGCCGATCGCGTTTACTTCCTTTTCCCTGCCGCACGCACAGCGGCAGGGGGCGCGATCCGTCGAGCGAGGTACGTCCCGCAGGACCGTGAGGCGCCCGAAGATGCTGCCAGCGGCTATGTACGGGGCGGAGAAGCGGGCCCGCACCATCGCCGCCATGGCGTTGCAGCCACAGCTGCGGCTCAGCCCCCGGATGAGCTTTTCTCCCAGTACGCGCCTCTCGGTGTTGCCGCATTCGCAGCGGCACAGGACGAACTGCTTCTGGGCGGCGCACGGCTCAAGCGCGGTCCACTTGCCGAACACCTCCCCGGCCGCGAACAGGGGGTTCTTGAGGTCGGCGGCGGTGATCCCCTGGCGCATCCTGCGCCTGCGGGCTTCCATGCACGCGGGCTTGCTGCCGTTGGTGCAGATGCCGTACCTGTTGTCGATCCGGATGGGGTCGCCGCAGACTTCGCAGCGATGGCGCTCCGTCGTAGCCTTGCTCATAGCTGGGCCTCCGTGCTTGAAGGGTGCGAGGTCGAGCGCGAGGTGCCGGGTGCCAGCCCGTCACCTCGCTTTTTCATTCCCACAATTCTACCACATGCCCGCCCGTAAGCGGGCATGAAGAAAGCGGGCGCGCATGCCCAAGATCACCCTGCCGAGCCAGAAAGCCGACGGGACCCAGAACTACGTCGTCGTCCGCGAGCCTGACGACTTCCTCGCCGAGGAGCTGTTCGCCATCCACCGGGCCGTCCGGGTTCCCACCGGGGGAGAGACGTACTCGCCGGGAGAGCTGAACGACGATGCCGTGAACGCCTTCCTTGGCGCTGCGATCACCGAGTGGTCCTATGACGCTCCCGTCCCCCGGGAGATGAACGTCGCGGCCCCGGACAAGGTGATCGGCAAGGTGATGAAGGGGAAGGACTGGGGCGTGCTGCGCCGCAAGGTCAAGCCGCTGATGGACGAGCTCGAAGGCTCCGAAGACGAGGACCCAAAAGCGCTGCCCGCCGCCTCGCCGGGGTCTTCCTCCACCACCTGAGAGGGTTCGACCCGAAGCTCGCGCCCGACCCTCCGGAGGGGTTCCCTCCGGAGATGATGATCTACCACAAGTTCGCTGAAGCGTACGGGTGGCCGCCCGAGGTCGTCAACAAGCTGACCCGGAAGCAGATGTACTGGCTGCCGGTCATCCGGGATGCCGCGTCAGAGGCCGCGGAGACGCTGCAGGCGGCGCAGGCGAAGACATAGCAGCGACGAGAAGGAGCCGCGCGGCCGGCCTCCTGGGAGGGAGGTTGCGTATGGCTCGTATCATGTGGCACTCATGTGCCCCGTGGAGCCCTTTACCCAGCGGCTACGGCGTTGAGACCGCGATCTGGGCACAGAAGCTGACGGAGATGGGCCACGAGGTGGTCGTCAGCTCATTCTGGGGCATGAACGGTGCGGTAATGCAGTGGAACGGGCTGACGGTCCTCCCTGGCTTCGGCTCAAATTACTGTTCCCCTTCGCTGCAGCAGCATGCCCGGCACGTGAACCCGGACCTGATCATCACCCTGGGGGACGTGTGGCCGATGGACCCCGGCCTGCTCCAGGGGCTGCCGATAGCGCACTGGCTGCCGTCGGACTGCCGGCCGAT